GTTTGTTGTTAAACGTATTCCAATCCGTGCTACTTAGATAACCATTGGTACTGGTTGTAGCTTGGGATATAGAAATCGTTGGGGTTGTACCACCACTACTAGCAATAGGAGCTGTAGCTGCAACAGAAGTAACAGGAGCTGTACCACTAGATGCCGCAGTCAATCGGCCTTGTGCGTCAACTGTAAAAGAAGCGTAAGTGTAGCTGCCAGCACTAACGGTAGTGTTGGCTAGAGCAATGGTTACTGCGCTGGAGCCGTTGAAAGACGTACCAGATAGTCCAGTACCAATAGTAAGGGCGTTGGTAGTGTTGGCGGTAATCGTTCCACTAGCACCCAAAGCAACAGAAACGCCATTAAACGTAACACTAGAGTTCGTAAGCTGGGAGTTTGAGATGCCACTTAGTGTTCCCCCAAGCGTCAAAGAACCAGAGCTAGTAACCGTCCCTGTAAGGGTAATGCCATTCACCGAACCTGTACCAGAAACGCTAGTAACCGTACCGCCTGAGCCAGTGGCATTGATCGTAATTGCAGCCGAGCCGTTGTAGGTCGTTCCTGTGCTGAAGCTGACACCAGTTCCAGCGGTCAGGTTAAACAGATTGCCGCCAAGCGCAACGCCTGAGATAGTCGAGTTTGTAAGCTGGCTATTACCAATGCCCGACAATGTGCCGCCAAGGGTCAAGCTGCCCGAACTGGTGACAGTGCCAGTTAAGGTAATGCCGTTGACAGTGCCAGTGCCGCTAACCGAGGTGACTGTTCCTGTGTAATCATTGCCCCAAGTAGGCACACCGCCAACCTGACGAATGATTTGCCCATTAGAGCCAGCAGCGAGAAATGTAGTCGTGTTAGTGGCTGACTGATAGGGAATCGAGCCAGTAGCGCCGCCTAACAGATTCGTTGCGTTTGTTGAGTTTGTTACCGCAGTTGAGCCAATAGCAGAGACAATCTGCGAGCCAGTAGCAGCACTAATCGCAGTTCCATTACCGTATAAAACACCAGTAATTGAAGTGGATAGGGTCAAAGCAGGGGTAGTGCCACCGCTTGAAGTGCCAGCAAAGCCATTAGCCGATGCAACCGAAACAGCAGTGACATAGCTTCCCGCAGGCTGCTTGTTATTAAACGTATTCCAGTCTGTGCTGGTCAAATAGCCGTTTGTGCTGGTGCTAGCCGCAGCCATAGAAATGGCGGGCGTTGTGCCACCAGACGACACGACTGGCGCTGTGCCGGACACCGACGTGACGTATGATCCAGCAGGTTGTTTGCCATTAAATACCGACCAATCCGTACTGGACAAATAACCAGATTGGCTGGCGCTGGCTTGTTGGATTGTCAAGTTAGGCGCTGTGCCACCGCTAGATGCCAAAGGCGTTGTGGCGGTTACGGCTGTAATCGTGCCGCCGCTGCCAGTAGCGCTCAATGTGCCAGCCGAAAAGGTAACACCTGACCCAATTGTGACGTTAGAAAAGCCACCAGCGCCATTACCGTAAAGAATAGACGTGCCAGAAGTAGCAGGAGCGTAATCAGTTCCAGACACCGCTGCGCTGATAGCCGTTCCATTGCCTTTTAGGATGCCTGTAACAGTCGTATTCAGCGTTAAAACTGGGTTCAATCCACCAGAAGAAGTGCCAGCAAACCCATTGCTAGAAGCAATAGAAATGGTTTGCACGTCAGTAGAAGCGAGAGTGCCGCCAGTAAATGTGAGGCCAGTGCCAACAGTGACATTAGAGAATCCCCCTGCACCATTACCATACAAGATTGAAGTGCCTGAAGTGGGAGGCGCATAGTCAACACCAGCAACAGCCGCCAGCAAGGATGTTCCATCACCCTTAATCATGCCTGACACCGTAGTGTTAAGCGTTAAGGTAGAAGCATTGTTAGCCGTGACAACCGAACCCGCAAAACCGTGAGCCGAAACGACTGTCAGGTTTTGAATAGCCACAGCCTCAAGCTGCGACAAAGTTAAGTTAGGAGTCTGCTGACCGCCAGTGCGTTGATACACCTGATTCAAAAACATGAACCAAGGCGTACTAATCTGTCCAGCAGGCGTGTTAAATGCCGTTAGGCTTGTCGGTAAGTTTGATGCAAGATTGCTCATTTGTGATTAGGCGCTGCATCAATAAAAGCACCAGACAAAGGAGTCTTAACAGGTGCGCTCCAGAATATCTCAAACACACGGTCACGAGCCATACCCAAGCGCCACCAGGAAATTGAGGTCAAATACTGACCCTCAATTCCTAAGTTTTGCCCGACAGGGTTTCCATAAGACTTGCCCCGATCATCCGACCATTGCAAATAGACCGTCACAGGCTGGTTGTTGTCGCCGTTACCTGATTCCATCTCAGCAATAAACTGCTTATAGCGAATACGGTCAGAATTATCGTCCTCAGAGTGATAAAAGCCCCGCACCCTGCTAATTGGTTGACCGTTGTCTGTGTAGTTGTTTTGGTCAATAGCGTACAGATTGCCGCTTTGCCAATCGCCAACCACTAAGGTGTTGTAAGCAAAACAGAAGCAGTTAGACAAATGGCGGTTCAATTGACCATTTGAGTCCAAATACATCCATTCGTTCCACTGACCATTAGACAGGTCATAGACCCAAGTCTTATTAGCAGTCGGGAATGTCAGCACATAGAAGAAATGCCCATTGATCTGATAGGTGTAGCCAATAGCATCAGACAGCGTAGCGTAGTCTTGCATCTCTTGGTCAATAGCAAACGTGCTGATTTGCACCGCAGCAAAGCCTTGAGAGCGGCAGACAAACGCTTGACCTTGAGCAGACTGAGCCAACCAATAACATTCACCATCCATTTGAGCGATAGAGTTGGTAGCCGCACAGCCGTATTGCATGAACGACCCTGGCATTTCTTGAAATGGAAAATTAGCGTTGCCAGCGTTGTACCAAACTTCAGTCGTTACTTCACCAAATAGATAAATGAACCTGCGAGAAACGCCAATACCGACCAGATTGTCGGAATATCCAGACTTGGAAGCGTAGTAAGTAGGGTCAAATGTAGTCGAGTTATCAAGAGAGGAATACCACTGATTAGTACCAGGACGATTGCAAATGAAATAACCGTCAAGGTAGTTGGCTTGGTTAGAGCCATAAAAGGCGCTTGTAGTCCCATTATTAGGAACATTGCTCAAAGTATTGTCAGAAAGTTTGATCTGATAGCCAGCAGAAGTACCGTCAACCAGCAAAACATAAGCATCATTGTCAACCATGCTGACTGTGCCAGTTGAACTATCAATAGTCCCGATTGACGTGCAAACCCATGAGGAGCTAATAGCGTAAACAGTGTTAGCGCAAACACCATAAAGCTGCCCATTGGAAGCCTGATACAAGCCCCGCCATTGAACATTTGACACAGAACCCAGCAAAGTTAGGCCAGGGGTTGGGTAATGCGTAAAAGGGAATACCGAACCGTCTGGATTCTTTTCTAAGAACAGGTTGATACACCTTTGAGCGCCAGCAATGACGCTCTTTGTCTGGTAAGCGCCAGTTGCTAATGCTACTTTAGCCATTACCCTGCGCTCCCAACATAAAAGTCGCCATAGATGTTGTAAGCCCCTGATTTGCCCCGCAAAGCCGTTGGCATATGCAACAGAGGAATCTGTGAATTTACTTCCTCAATAGCCCGCATAGAGGCTTCTGCATACCCTGTCAGCTCAGGCGTAATCGGCAATCCATACATAACGCAAATCCGGCGAGCCAAGTTCCAATGCAAAGCATCCAAGTATTCAGGAGGCAAAATGATCTGGTCGTTGATCTGCTGGAACTGAGGCAATTGCACCATCACGCTTAGGAAAATCTGATATTGGCTGCTTGGCAAAGGCCAAACGTAAACATTGCCAACAGGGAAACCTGTGTCGTAATAGATGTATTGCGGGAAAGCGTTTAAGTTTTTGATTGAGATACGGTCGTAATCCTCTTGCGCCCGCAAAACAGTCAAAGGATAGTCCACAGGCAGGGGAGTGCCTGAGTTCATCCGAAAGTAAGCAAATTCCAGCTTAACAGGTCGAGTAATGTTGAAGTCTTGACCTGGGCCAATCGTGTACGACAGTTGACCAGTAGCTTGTTTGGAGACTGTAACCAACTCATAAACCATATAACGGCGGCGCTGCCACTGCGCCATCATCATATTAAGTTGGTTAAAACAGTCGTTAATGTCCTGTGCGAGAGGCGTTTGACCAACGCCAATGACGTTAGCCGTTTTCAGTGCTAGGCTGATTATGTCCGAGGGTGTCGTCGGCAGAGGTTGAGTCATTCTTTGGCCTGCCTCTCTTTGGCTTAGTTAGCTCGATTTCTTCTTCCTTAGTGTTTACTACAACCGACTGTCCATCGGTCGTAGTAATCCACTTAGGATACTCAATGAAGGTATATACAGGGACAACGAGCTTGCCCCTGTAATATGTCTCCAGTTTAGACAATGTCAGCAACCACAGCCGACCATTCGGGACGAATAGCAGCGTAGCCGTACAAGATGTCCAAACGAGTAATCAAGGAGTCAGACATAACGTCATAAGCCTCGATCATACGCAAGGAGATACCGTCAAAGTTGGCACGAGCGGCTTGCACCACACCAGCAGTAGGCATTTCCAAGTCAGCAGTAGCCAAAGTAAACGCTTCAGGATAGTAAGCGATATTTTGACGATACTGGCTAGAAGCAGGCATCACCAAGCTGATAGCAGCACTGTTAGCAGGCGAAGCAGTAACAGTGTTGAAAGCAGCAGGAGCAGGGACGATTGCGGGATAGATTGGGATGCTGGTAGCGCCAGAGGCTACGTTAGCAGTCACAACGAATTGACGCAATTGACCTTGTGAAGCGCCTGTCAAACGGTTGATAGCGTAAACGCCAGCAATCGTAATAACGTCACCTTGGTTCAAAGTACCAGTGATAGCGTTAACAGTCAAGGTAGATCCAGTTTGACCCGAACCATTCACAGTACCAGCGCTGAAAGAGCCGACAGTGTGAACTTGGGTGGTTTGGTCATACATCCAGTCAAAGCCCAAAGTGTCTTTGGAGATGATGCCAGTTTCGTACTGCTCGGAGATGCGAACTTGAGGGTTAAACAAGCCAGCCAGTGAAGACACAGTGCGAGCTTGGGTAACAGGGTCAAGAATGATCTTACGATCAGAGCGAGGAGCCAAGTTTTGGTCAAGAGCCGAACCAGCGGTCAGCCAAGTCGTAGCATTGGGGCTAGACAGGGTAGAACCAGACAGGTTAGCAACGATGTTAGCGGATTGACCAGCCACATTCATCAAGTCAGCGGCAACATAAGCAGCCAAACGGTTCACGGCAGGAGCCAAGATACGTTCGCTGAAGTCGTCCAAAGACAAGGTCTTTTCAGCAGTGCCGAACGAAACAGGCACGTTGGCTTGTGTTGCCACAGTCAGCGTAGTGTTTTGTTCGTTAGTGCCTTGAGGAGTAATGGCAGGGCCAGTGCTAACGGTGTAATCGTTAGGAAGGCGAATCCGCAAAGCTGAACCAATTTTTGCACCAGTGCGAGCGAACTGGTCATCATATTGGCGGCTAACGGTACGGAGGAAAGCATTAGATTGAGTAAACAGACGCACCGCTTCATTGGTGATCTGATTAATCGTCAAAAGCGAATTCGTGGTCATGAACTCTGCTCCTTTCAAATAAAAGATAAAGAATAAAAGAAACCTACTTTTACCCCTCGGCCTTCAGGAGTCAATCATTTCACGGCCCGACACAGCTTTTTACGGTGGCTTAAACCTAATGCTTATTCTATACCTGATTTTTTACTTAATCAACGCTTTTTGCGAGCATTAGCTTTACGCCATTCCATCCAAGCAACTGTATCGCTCATTGGAGGCTCTGCACCGCCACTAGAACGGCTGCTAGAAGAACCATCTACATCAGCCACAGGAGCAGGCGCTCGTGATTTTGTAGGGCTTAATTCTTTAGCGGCTTTGGTAGAAAGTTTCGTCAACTCAATACCCATTTGCAAAGGCGACATATTCGCAATCTTTACAGCGTCACCGACATTCTCAGACTTTCCAAGATAAACCAAAACCTTTTCAGGATTAGGAATCTCAGCCAAAGCCCGCAGAAAATCATTAGATTGCACACCAGCCATACTCAAATTAGAGATAGAACGGTCATAGTCCTCTCCAAATTCTTTCTTAGCAGTCTGCTCAATTGAGGTCATTTTCTCGACAAATTGGCGCTGCTCAAGCTCTTGGCGAGCAATCTGCTGAGCCATTTTCATCACGTCCTCTTGAGGTGCGGCTGGCGCTGGCGCTTGCGAAAACTGGTTTAGTTGAGCTTCCAAGGCGGCAGCTTTTTCGGCTGCTGTGCGCTTTTGCTCTGCCAGTTCACCCATACGGCGGCGAGCCCATTCAGGCAGGTCGTGATAAGAGTTTTCTTTGGTTGTTTCAGGAGCAACTTCAGGGGTAGTCG